CTTGCAGTATTCCGCAAGGCGCATGGCCGTGTATTCCTTCATCTGATACGGGTTGGTAAAGGAAGAACAATCCAAAGTAGTAATACGCACTTCCTTGGAATAAGTGAAATCCTCAAGGTAAGGCTTGCCTCCGTTGATGTCGGCAAAGGTCATTCCGTTGGCACCAACCGCATAAAGCCTTGTTACAAGGGAGCGGGTGTCCACAACACGCTCGATGCTTTTCATATTCTTCTTATACGCAAACAAGGCACCGCTGTCTTTGCCATTTACCGTCAGCAGATGCACCAGTCGGTTCGGACAGTCAAAAACAAGGTCGCCGCCGTGAAGATTGGCAACGCTACGGAGGATGGAAAGAGCGTTCTTTTCCGTGGAAGTCCATGTTCGCTTGGTGGTAACATTGACCGTTCCCACACTCCACTCGGTATCAGCAAGGGCATACGCCATTGCAACATCCGCAGTTTCCGCATCAAACTTTTTTTCTTCCTTACGGACAGAGAAGGTCAAATCGTAAAACTCCGCCTCGGCATAAATCTGCGTGACGGTATTTCCGGTGCTGTCCTTCACATCGGTAACGGTACGGATTTTATACACATCATCCACGATCTGGATTTTCTTTTCATTCTCCATGTACTTTCGTTTGCTGTCACGAAACGGAATGGAAAAGGTCAGCGTATCCTCACCATTGATTTCGCCCGTAACGATGATATCGTAGGCATTCTCCAAAATGGCCTCCCACGCACCGTTATCATCAAGTACAACAGGACGGGCATAGCCGATTTTCTCATAAGGCGCCTTTGGAATGTCATAAAGGCGGATATCAATGAGTTTCGGTGTTTTACTTGTATCCGTTGTGGTCAGCGTGACTTTAAAGCGGATATAATTTCGGTTCGGTGATTGCAGCTTGCCGTCCGTTCCGACAGCAACCCAATCACTCCAATCGGTGAGGTCATCACTGGTGGAGGTTTCCACCGATGCCACTGCCGTTGTTCCTGCCACATACTCACTTGTATAGGACACCTTGCCCGTGCCGGAAAGATTGCACTCCACTGCCTTGGTATAAAGAATACCGCTTTCCGGATAGACACCATCCGTTGCTTTCAGCGTTACACCGCTTGCATCGGTAAGAGCATCCACATCAGCGGAACTGTCAGCACCGTTACAGAGAATGGTGGCATTAAAATAGTCCACCAAATCATCTGCCGTAAGTTGTGAATCGCAATCTAAAAACCAATCGTCAAAGCCTCCTGCATAATAATAGCTTGTGGCGTGCATACCGATAACCAGATCCGCCGTGCAGGATGCATTCAACGTTCCCGTAAAGGACAGAGCATCCGACTTCCACACTTCTCCTGTGGAACGGTCGCCTACCACATAGGTGAACTTCTTGTTATTCGGTTCAATGACTCCTGCGATAAAATACCAACCGCCATTCTTCAGTGCAAAGGATGGGGTCACGGTCTTATCGAGGATAAGACTGCCAGAAGAGTTATAAAGCATAATTCTCGGTTTGCCGGAATACAGGGACAAATAGAAAATCGGCTGTCCCGGACCGTAACGGGTATTGAATATCGGACAGAAGGTATTACCGACAGAATAAGTGGTAGGACACATCCAACCACCCACAATGATACGCTCACCGAGGTTAGCAAAGATGCTGCCGTCATTGGTCACCTGCAGGTGAGTCTTTTCAAATGTCGGATTATTGATATTAAAACGAATCTGTCTGCCTTTCGGACTTTTACTTAAGTTTGCCGTTGTACCACTCCAATTGACGATGGTAAAGTTTCTGCCATTACCGGAGGAATCGGCAAGTGCCGTATCTTCATCCGGTGCAGACTCGTTAAAACGCCACAGACCGGAGGCAGCATACTCCGCAGGAAATTCTCCTGTAAAATCTGTCTGCTTATTCAGTATCATTTTCAGAGCCATGCCGTCACCTCCATCTGCTCTTGGCTTGTATCTGTAATTCCGTCAGCGTAGCATTGCTTACCTCCACGGTGACGGTGTTATCTCCGACAGCAAGGGTCGGAAAGTTCAGTTCCTGCAAATACGGCAGACCGTTGCGGAGTGTTTCTCCGTTTTCATCCACCACATAGGCGGTCATTTTATCCGTATCCACAACCAGGGTTTCTCCCTCTGACAGCGTTGCGTTTACAATTTTCAGTTCCGCGCCATTTGTGGTAATACTGATATAATTGCTTGCCCCGGCGGTCACCACACCGCTGATACGATAAATTGGCAACGACTCAATATTACCGATTGCACGGGTCACGGTGTGAGAGCCTTCCTCCGTGATGGAGAAAGTTTCATCGGTGATGGCATAACCGAAAGGATCTGGGCAGAAGAACTTCAAATCAAAAGAACCTGCCGAGCGGATGAGCCTTTCACAGTCCACCGCATCGTTAAGTCTTGCCATAAAGTATCTGTCTGGCACATCATCAAAAATAAGTTGGCGTAACCCCTGCACAGGGTCAAGCCATGCTGCGATATCGTCCAAGGCAGATACCAATGCCGTAAAGTTGTGTTTCGGGTAAATGTTGCAGTGGACATTGATTTCACGGTAATCGAAATCAGCACCGAAATCTGCAACACCGTATTTACCCGGCACAGTGGTGGTAAAATTACGCATCTTACCACACACTTGCCAGGAAGTCAGGCGGGCTTTGATGCCCATGCTGCCCGACGTAATGTCATTAAAAATAAAACCCATAGGTCAAACCCCTCCTTTATGCCGTAGTGAAGTGTCCCTGTGCACGGGAGCCACTCTGAATCAAGTTGTAGAGTTCCTGGGAAATCTTACGGATATCCTCTTCGCTTCGGACAATCATCTGCTGAATGGTGATAAGTGCACCTGTGCCGAATCCTGCACCGGATACCGTATCATTACGGTTGACCGTACCATTCACACTAAAGTCCGTAGGAAGTGCCGTAGTCATATCATCAGCAAGGCTGTGCATCACATCGTTGATGTCCTTGCTCATACCTTCAGCGGCAGCAACCGCATCTTTACCATTGGTATTGATGGAGCCTGCCAGACCTTCCACAAGCATTTCACCAATCCACGCCATCTCATCCGAAGGCGAGTGAATACCGAAAAAGTCGCAGATGCCGTCCCAGATGGAAGAAATCCAACCGGACACCTTATCCCAAAGCCATCCGGCAAGGGACTGGATACCCTGCCACAGACCCTTTACAAGGTTTGCACCGACATTGGCAAGCTGAGATACACCCTTACCAAAGGCAGAAACCAAACCGGACAGAATTTGCGGTACGGCTTTTACGATTTCCACGATGATAGTAGGCAGGTTCTTAATCAAAGAAGTAAGAAGCGTAACACCTGCCTGTACGATTTGCGGAATGCTGTTTATAAGAGCATTTACCACAGAACCGATAATCTCCGGAATTGCCGCCACAATGGTTGTGATGATTTCCGGCAGTGCCTGGATAAGTGCAACAAGCAGGTCGATACCCGCCTGTATAATCTGTGGGATTGACCCAAGCACCGCTGTGATGATACCCTCAATAATCTGCGGGATTGCCTCCACGATTGCCACGATGATTTCCGGCAACGCAGATACTAAAGAAGTCAAAAGCTGAATGCCTGCATCAATAATCTGCGGAATCGCACCGATGACAAATTCCACGATGGCAAGAATAATGGAAGGCAGTGCCTCAATCAGCACCGGAATCGCATCAAGCAGACCCTGTGCCAATCCCATAATCAACTGCAACGCTGCATCCAAAATCATCGGCAGGCTGTCAATCAGACTCTGCACGATGGTAATGACTGCTTGCACTGCTGTTGGAATCAGCGTAGGAAGTGCCTCGCCGATGCCCTGCACCAAAGACATCACAATCTGAATGGCCGCATCAATCAGCAACGGCAGATTTTCAATCAGTGTGTTTACGATGGTCATCAGTGCATCGATTACCACGGGGATAAGTTTCGGCAGCATGGTAAGTATGGTGTTCAGCACCTGCGAAAACAGGTCAACCACGGTATCCAAAAGTGTCGGAAGAAGTTCTCCCACTGTTGCGAGCAGGGCATTCAGAGCCGTTGGCAGTGCCGCTATAATGTTTTCGATTACAGGCGTGATGTTGGTCAGCACATCCTGGAACGCATCCACCACATTGTTGCAGAGCATTTCAATGTCTGCATCTGCATTACCGAAACCTACGATAAGGTTATCGATGGCAGCCTTCATGGAGTTCAAAGAACCCTCAATGGTGTGTTCCGCCTCTGCTGCCGTTGCACCCGCCACACCCATGCTCTCTTGAATCACATGGATGGCAGAAACCACATCGGCATAGGAACTGATATCATACTCAATACCGGAAATCGCCTGTGCATCGGCAAGCAGACGTTCCATTTCAGTCTTGGTGCCGCCGTAACCGAGTTTCAAGTTGTCCAGCATTGTATAGTTCTGCTTGGCAAATCCCTGGTATGCGTTCTGGATGAGTCCGATATCCGTACCCATCTTATTGGCGTTATCCGCCATATCCGTAATGGCCATATCTGCATACTTTACTGCCGCCTCGGTATCTCCTCCGAGGGAAGAAATAAGAGAGGCAGAAAAAGATGTGACCGTGGACATATAGTCGTTTGCCGACATACCCGCCGTCTTATAGGCGTTGTTTGCATATTCCTGCAGTGTAGCAGAGGAATCCCTAAACAGCGTATCGACACCGCCGACCAACTGCTCATATTCTGCGTAGGATTCAACTACTGCCTTGCCAAGGGAAACTGCGGCGGCAGCGGCAGCCGTAACCACCGCTCCCATTGCCACACCGACACCCTTTAAGACAGAACCGAGGCTTTCAAATTTGCCCTTGTTCTTTTCAGCAGAATCTCCGGCATCATCCAGTTCTTCGCTCATATCGTCGGCACTGTCAGCAACGTCATCCATTTCACGCTCGGCATCATCAAGCGCCGCATTGTTACGGTCGAGTTCACGCTCCATATCATTGAGCGCCGCCGTAGCGTTATTAAGCTGAATCTGCCACTGCTGTGTTCTGCGGTCATTTTCTCCGAAGGACTCGGAGGCATTGGCAAGGGCAGAACGAAGTGTTTCGATTTTCTGTTTCTGTGCCTCGATTTCCTTATTCAGCACTTGGTTTCTTGCCGTGAGTGCTTCTACGGAACTGTCGTTTTTATCAAACTGGGACTGCACGACTTTCATTTCCGAGCCGAGAACCTTGAAGGACTGATTGATTTCTGACAGTGCCTTCTTGAATTCTTTCTCGCCCTCAAGACCGATTTTTAAGCCAAAATCATCTGCCACTTCAAACCACCTCCTTCATCAGATTCCGGCAGGAATAATGTCATCAATGAAATATTCCCTCGCAGGCTTCGCAAGCCCGTTATACTGTTTATGGCATTCCCATAAATCCATGAGCAGACCAAACGGCATCAGCCACACCTCATCCTGTGTCAGATGAAGATGTGCGATGCCGTAATATAAAAGTCGAGTAAATAACTCATCGTCACTTACTCGACCGCCACGTTTTTTGAGTCAGCCTCGCTGACCACATTTCGCTTGGTGCCCTTATACAAAGCCTCGGTAATGGCAGATTTGTAATCAGCCAGATCCAAAGGTGTGGTCAAAAGTTCCACCATCTCCTCTGTAAGGACATCCTTCTTGTTTTCCTTGTTCTTCAGATTGTGGACAAGGATGGACTGATTGGCAAGCAGGGTAATCAGCCACACGATTTCGCCGATAGCCATCTCGAAGTTTTCGGACTTCATCAGCTTATCGCCAAGGTTCTCAAGACCGCCGTAGCGTCCTGCGATTTCCTTTGTTGCCTTGGTAGTGAGGAGCAAAGTATACTCGTCACCGCCGATATTGATAATTGCAGAGCGTTCTTTATCCATGTGTCAAATCCTCCTTATTCCGCGGCCTCGGTAGCATAGGAAGGCTCATATACTTCCTGATACCAGTTTGTGATGATATCTGCTGCAACAGCAGAATCGCCCTCGGTAACCTCTGCCTTCCAAGGATGCTTGTTCTGACCGTCCACTTTGTTACGGCGCAGAATCGTACCCTCGATGGTAGGTGTACTGAAAGTGATGCTGTCACCCTTGGTA